GTGGTGGGGGCAAGTGGCACCATACTTACTTCCCCAGACGGTATTACATGGACTGCAAGAACTTCTGGAAAAACAACGACATTAAGAGATATTACTTGGAACGGCTCGTTGTTTGTTGTGGTAGGGAGCACGGGACTCATATTGCTTTCGCCTGACGGAATTGCTTGGGCTTAACTAACCCGCCAACTTCTTCCACGGCGGCTTCAACTTCTGAACTGAAGGAAACTGAAATGAGCTACGTACTGACAGACGGCCCAAACATCAAGGTCTACCCGTACAACATCGGTCTGCTTCGCCGCGACAACCCAAACGTCTCGTTCCCGGCGAGCCCCACGGACGCGCAGCTGGCCGAGTGGAATGTGTTTCCGGTCTCGCCCACGTCAGTCCCGGATTATGATCCTCTTTCAAGCCGGGTTACTGAAGATCGACCACGGCTGTCCGGTTCTGCGTGGGTTCAGGTGTGGCGTGTCGAGTCTCTATCTACGGAAGAAGCAAAGCTTGCTTTTGACGGTGCGCTTGCCAGCCTTCGTGCCGACCGCGATGAGCGGCTGCGGATGTCTGACTGGACGCAGATGTCAGACTCGCCGCTGACTGCCGACCAGCGTGCTGCCTGGGTAAAATATCGTCAGGCTCTGCGCGATCTGCCGGGCGCGACCGCTAACCCACTGGCTCCCGTATGGCCGGTTGAACCCGCAAGGTGATCTGATGTTTGACCTCGCCACCGCGAAAGCCCGGCTCGGTATTACCGGCACCGCACAGGATACGCTGGTTCAAACTGCGATCACAACAACGCTTGAGATCGCAGAGCGATACTGTGACCGCAAGTTCACTTATGCTGCTGAGACGGTAAAGTTCTATCATTTCCTCGGAGAGACGTTTTTCCTGCCGAGATACCCGGTGCAAGACGTGATCAGTCATACAGGGCTGCCAGATCAGATGAAGGTGCATCATCGCCTGGGAACGGTTGAACTTCACTATGCGCAATTTATTGAGGAAGCTGAATTCGTTTACACCGGAGGCTACAGTGTATTACCGGCGGACCTTGAGCTTGCGCTCTGGGGCATCTTCAACGGCGTTTGGCCGTCCATCAACGGCGGCTCCAGCGTGGCAGTCGGTGCCATCGACAGTATCACGATCCCCGATGTCGGCACCATCCGTTACAATAATTCTGGAAGCTCGGCATCAAGTTCTGCGAGCGCAGGCAATGCAAATGTGTTAGGTCCGTACTACAGCATCCTCGACACCTATCGGAGGGTGACGTGCTAGCCAGCAGCGATTTCGCGAACGTCAGGGGTTCTTGGGAATCCGTCGTCGCGCAGCTAGGTGTTCCGGCTGCCTGGACCCGTGCCAAGGCTGCTGGCGCGACTGCGAACCTAACTGTCGGATTCAAGACGGCTGGCGTCAAGGATGTAGAGATCGTCAACGCCTACGGTATCAACGCCATCATCCTGACGGTGCGCGCTATCGACGTGACGGTGCCGCCGGAAAAGTTCGACACCTTCGTCGTGTCCGGCCAGCGCATCACGGCGGACGCGGTGCATCCGGTTCATCTGAACGGCTCCGTCATCGGCTGGAAGATTTACGCGCGGGGGAGCAACTGATGTCGTCCTCCTACGTTCGCAACAAGATCCGCCAGTGGGCAGCCGCCGCGTCCACGACCGCAGGCGTGCCATTCCACGAAACGATAAACGTAAGCGTCAACCCGTCCGATGCAGTTTGGTTCACGGTTTCGTTTACCAGCGAGAGCCACGAAGGAAACTTCTGCAAGTCGCCGTTCATCGAGAACGGGTTCGTGACATTCACCTTCGTCGCCCGGCCCGGCATCGGTGATGCGGCGTGCCTCGCAGCGTTGGAGAGCGTCATCCCGCTGGCATACGCGAACACGGACGCGCAGCTGACGCTGATCAATTATGAGCCGATTGACGAAGACAGCTTCGGATCGGCCGACAAGGATTACAGAATGACCGTCAACGTCAATTATCGGTTATCGCTGTGATGAAGAACAAGGTGAGCGCAACCCAACCCGGCCTCAAGGAGAGAGTACATGTCCACGGCCTATTCTAGTAAGGGCACGAAAGTCTGCGTGCTTAAGGGGTCGGCAACGGCGACCTCTCTTACCCCGACTGCCATCAGCAAGGCGGCACCTGCGGTCGTCACCGTCGCATCTGTGGCGGGTCTCACCGTTGGTGATCTGGTGAAGTTCCCGGATACGACCGAAGCCGGCTATGCTGGCTTCTCTGAACTCGCCGGCAAGACGTATGCCATCAGCAAGATCACCACTGTCGGCAACACGTTCGAGCTTGCGGGCGCTGACACGACGGGTTCGACCGGCTCGCTGGCAGCTACGCCGTCGATCTCGCAGTATCCCAGCGCAACGAGCATGCTGTGCCTCTGCCTGTCGAGCCTCACGTTCAACCCTGAGAGCGCGAACTCGATCAGCACGGCTACGTTCTGCGACCCTTCGGCGTCCATCGCCTCCCAGGTCGTCGGCGCAGGCACGATTGACATCGGTGGCTACGTTGACATCACCGACGCCGGTTACAAGGAACTGGTCGCGGCGGAAGCGGACGGCAAGTCGCGCTCATGGCGGGTCACGCTCGGCAACGATCAGGGTTACATCCTGTTCGACGGCGTCCTGTCTTCGCTTTCGCTGGATATCCCGCTCGATGGCGCTATCGCTTACAGCGGCACTGTGACCCTGTCCTCACGCTATCGTCACCTGTTCTAACGAACGGGTGAAGATGGTGCCCGGCTGGTTTGCTCACCTTCCAGCCGGGCATCTCAAACTCAAGGTGAGCCGAAAAGGTGAAGCATGAAGACCAAGACAATCGACATCGATGGCAAGAACTACGTCATCCGTGAACTGACCCTGGAAGAAGGAATGCCTTTGCTGGCTCCTGCTTCCGGCAATGTTGACTTCGCTGCCTTGATCCGGCTGGCGACGGCCATTGATGGCCATCAGGCGGCGCAGGGTGAAATCAGCATGAGCGTCGGCATGCAGCTGATGCCGCTGGTCATGGAGTTGAACAACTTCAATTCCGGGGGCGCACCGGGAAACGTATGAGCCCGCACCAGTCGAACATGTATCAGCTAGCGGAAAACTTGCACATGACGGTAACCCGCATGTCGAGCGAGATGACGATGGCTGAGTATTTCGGCTGGATGCAGTTCTACGATGACAAGGCCAAGGACGCCGAACGCGAGGCCAAGGGCCTACCGAAGCGTCCAGCGGGCAAGCCGGGCGACGGAGTCGTATTGACGGGGTTCGGTCTCTGATGGCCCGTTCAATCCGCCTCAAGAGCCCTGATGCGACTCGCCTGATGGCGGTGATGCAGGAAGAGATCGAAAGCACGTTCAAAGCCTTCGCGGCTGCAGAAGCTGCGAAGGCGAAACTGAAAGACCCGAAGACGTTCTACTGGCGCGGCAACAACCCGGCGGCAGCGAGGTCTGTTTCGAACATTCCTTCGATTCCTCCAGGCACTCTTGTTCCGCTGCCGTCTTACATAGCTGTTGCCGACAAGTCAGGCGTCAACAATGCCCATCTGGTGGCAATGCGGTTTACGCAGATGTTTGCGCGTGCTGCACCACGCATCACGGGACGATACGCGACATCGATCAGGTACTTGTTGAACGGTCGAGTGAAGGCGCTCTCGACCATAATGGAGATCGGCAACAAGAACCTTCTGCGGCCCGGCGAAACAATCACGATCTACAGCGATGCTGTCTATGCGACAAAGCTGGAGTCGGATTACTACCGGCGTGATCGTGAGGGCATCTGGCGCAAGATCACGAAGGCATTGATTGCAGAGTTTGCCGGGCAGGCGTCTATCAAATACATCACAGTGAGCGGCGCGAAACTCAACGCGGGCTTTGTGCTGAATACCACTGTTCTTGTCATCGGCTCCAAGGGTCAATTTGGCAGCGGCATCGCCAGCAAGACGGGCCAGGCTGCGGCGCGCAGGAAGCGCAAGAAGACAAGAGAAGCGAATAAGCGGAAAAGGCTGAATTGACATGACCAACAAAGTTGCCGCTCAGTTTGACTTGATGTTCAAGGCTGTTGGCTCGCCTGAACTTCGCGACATGCAGACCCAGCTGCAGGCTCTCGGCGCATCGTACAAGAACGCGCAGGCGGAAATCGCGCGTCTGACCGGCAAGATGGACCCAGCCGTGAGGCAGACACAGCGGTTGACGAAGGCTGCCAACGATAACGCGCGGGCTTTCAAAACTGCTGGCGGCGCTGGCGGCATCCAGAACTTCGGTTATCAGATTCAGGACTTCGCGGTTCAGGTTGGCTCTGGCACTAGCGCGGCGCAGGCACTTGGCCAGCAGCTGCCGCAGTTGCTGTCGGGCTTTGGCGCATTGGGCGTCGTGCTGGGCACTGTCACGGCGGTTGGTGTTCCCATTGCTGCAATGTTCCTTGATCTTGGCGATGGCACTGCAAAGGCGGCTGCAGCCAGTGAGAGCCTTGAGAAGAGCATGGATGCTCTGCGTGAAAATCTGCAGACGGCTGCAGCGCCTGCTTCTGAGCTTGCCGAAAAGTTTGGACTCATGGCAGATGAGATCAAACGCATTGCCGAAGCCCAGGCACAACTGAACCTTCAGCAAGTTGTTTCCGACCTCAAGAGCTGGGGCGAGGCCCAGCAACAGCTTCAGACCACTTTGATCGGAACCTTCAGCGAAGGTTTCATGTCGAGCTTCCGGGATTTCTCAGACTCTCTCGGCCTTCAATCCAAAGAGGCGTTGACACTTACGGATCGCATCATTGCGCTTCAGCAGGTTTATAGCCTGACGCGGGAGGAGACCGTAAAATTCTCCGATGAGATACTCAACATCTATGACCTGTTCGCGAAGGGTGAGTTCAAGAAGGCGGCAGATGAGGCAGCCAGCCTGAATGAACAAGTGTCTGTTTTCGGTCCGTTGAGCGTTGGCTTCCGCAAGGCTTTGGATGAGATAAATGCGAGAGCAAGGGCTGCTGCAGAAGGAATGAGCTTGGCGCTGGCTGAAGCAATTCGGCTTCAGAAAATTACTGGCATGGGTTCGTCGCCATTGCCTTCAAACGCCGAAAGCGGAACCACGATTGAATCGGAAGAAAAGATACGGGCACGAAAGAAAGCTTTGGCTGATGCAACGCGAGCCAGTGCAGCTGCCACGAGAGATGCTGCATCCGCGCTCGACGCCTATCGCAAGTCCA